TAGACCTCATCCAGTGATAGGGACACATTCCAATGTGGTTGTAAACCTCTTTTAACAACCGTAAAATTACATGATGAGATTATTACAGTATATGATTCAAATCCTGATGAAGACTGGTCTGTGCCTGCCTTTGCTAAGTTTATTCTAATATTAAAGCTTTGCTTTCCTTCATCTCCAAAGTAGAAAGATCTTAGGTCTTCTGCTCCCCATCCTCCGTCTACCGTTAAGGTTCTATATGAAGGAAGCATTTCCCATGATAGCTGAAACTTTTTCTTGTCTGCAATATGGTTCTTTCTAAGTGTTCCGTTAGAAGTTCTTACTACTCTTTCAATTCTTTCAGTTGATAATTCTAAAGCTGAACGGTTATGCTCTGTGACTTTGTTCCAAGTCTTGGTTGTTCCTGGAGTAGAGGCAAGTAGGTCCTTAGCTTCAATATAAAGAATGGAACCTCTAGGTAAAAACATGCTCATTAGTAATTACCTCCAAAAGATCTTACTCTGCCTTCTTTAGCATTAATCAATGCCAGCTCAGCCTTGAACTTTCTCATTATATCATCTGCAGTGACATTTGTGCCATTTAAATCAATATCAATATTATAAACATTATTGTTGTATGAATTATTGGCTCCACCCTTAACACCACTAATTGTATTTCCTGGAATATTATATTTAGCACCTAGTATATTATTAGGAATAATTTGTCCTCCAGAAGATGGGACAAATAGTTCTGGTCCACGCTCACCTACAAGATAAGGTTGGGAGCTTGTCATTCCGCTAACTCCATTTACTGCACGAGTAATATATCCCCCCATTGACATTCTAATAGCACGAGGAGATGCAAGTTTTGCATCGTATCCATCTGTTACCTTATATTGATTTCCGTTGGGATCGGTAAATAGGTCTCCACGAATTAGCTTCTTGGCCACAATAATAGACGCTCTTGCTGCTTCTGTCAGATAGTCTTGATCTTTTTCATAAGGATTTTTAAATTGAGCTGAAGATTTACCAGCATTTTTAGCAATAACGTCTTTCATTTCTGCATCTGTTTTAAATGTAATTGTAGATTTTTGTGGAGTTCCTTTTGCAAGAATATCATAGATGTTGGAAAGGGTTTTTCCGCCAGTAATCTTAATTGCAAAGTCGCTCATGCTTGAAGCTAATTGATCTAATTGAGTAAGTGCTTCTCCCTGTGGCATATCAATCTTTGTACCGCTTCTTCTCATTGCAACAGTCCTTGCTTCCTTTGCAGAACGAGCTACAAACTTGCCGTCTTCGCCTTTTCTTATAAAATCTGCATATGCTTTTGCAACCTCTGGTGAAGAGTTTGCTGCCTTTGCTATGTCATTTAAAACATTTGAAAAAGCTATAGTAAATTCATCTTTTTGCTGCTTAGTAGCACCCTTTGCCTCAGAAAGAATTCTAAGCTTTGCAACTCTAGTCAATTCATTTCCAAGCTCAGTTACTGTTTTAATTGTTTCACCAATTTGGCCTGCTTTATTTCCAGCAGCCCTTGCACCTTCTGCAAGTTTATCTTTATACTGCTGATCTTTATCAAGTAAGGCTTGCTGCTTTGCTTCTGCCTTTCTAGCATTTTCATCAATTTTTGCTTCGGCTGTTTTTAAGCTAGCCTCTTTTTGTATTTGTTGAATTCTAATTTGTGCTGCTGCTGCAGCTTCATTATCTCCACGAGCAATTGCTGATTGTAGATCTAACTTAGCTTGCTGTAATTCTAGCTCAGCATTTTCTTTATCAAATGTTTCTCTTAGTGCACGTTTTTTAGCTTCTGCACGTTCTCTAATTGCTTTAATCTCATCTTGAATTGCTTTTATCTGTTTCTTTGATAATCCAGCAGCTCTTATTGAATCAGCATTAGATGCTTTGTTTGCTTCCTTATAATCTTCCTGAAGTTCTTTAAGAGCTTGTGCTGCTCCGCCCAATCCGTCAACTCCACCTTCTACAACTAAAGCTGCTGCGCCTGCTGCGTCAAGCCCTGCTGTAAATGCTGCTAAAGTCTCTGCTTGCGCTGAACTAATTTTAGATAAGTCTATTGAAACTCCTTGTAGCATCAATCTCCATTTAGCATACATTCCGCCAATGGTATCAGCCTTATTAAGAATGTTTGCAAATTCTGGTCTTTGTGACTTTAATGTTTTTAGCGTATCCTCTCCGAGAAGGTTATTTTTTACGCCCGCCTGTGTCATTTTTTCAAACTGAATTGCAATTGCTCCTGCCTCATCTAAAACTCTTCCGCTTTCGTCTTTTGTACCAATTAAAGAACTTACTGCTGAGTCTAATGAAGAAATTGCTGTATCAACATTAGAAGCAAATGCTGATGGATCTATGTTTGAAACATCTTCGATATTTTTTGCAAGATTTTTAATTACAAATGTGGCCGCTGTTCCCTTATCAGTTATTCCAGCAAAAGCCTTTGAGCTTATTGCTCCAACTCCCATTCCAGCCTTATCTGAAGCCTCTATAAGTGCATATATTAAATTAGTTGCTTCTTCAACACTCTTCCCGCTTGCAACCATTTGCGCTTTAAGATTTGAAGCTAGGTCATTTACCTTACTTGTATCTATGCCATTAAAAGTACTAATTAGCTCTGGCATATCATTTTTAACACGCTCTTTTAATTCTCTAAGTTGTTGAATTGTAAGAGTTAGCCCTCTAACGCCAGATGTTGTATAAGATTCAAAATAGGCTTTTGCTTTATCGGCTGCCAGTTTTTGTTCTTCACGAAGAGCCTTTACTTTTTCAGTTAAAGACTCATATTTAATTCCAGCTTCTTTTGCTCCCTTATCAGTGATTCCAAATAAATTGGTCTGCTCACGCTTAGTTTCAGCAATCTCTTTGCGCCAAGCTTTGAATGCAGCAATTGCTCCAGCTACTGCTAATGTTCCAGCCAATAAAAGTGGGTTTGCCATTGCAAAAGCCTTCATTGCAAGTACCGCTGCCTTTATACCATTGCCTAGCGCAAACATCGCAGTTGAAAATATTTTTGTTCCAGTTGTAAGTTTTGGAAGCATTCCTAGCATTGGCATAAACTGCATAGCCATACCAATATTAGACATTACGGATCCAGCAGTTCCACCAACCATTCCTGCACCCATTTGCAATCCCATACCGCCCATGAACATTCCCATGCCGCCAGTGCCTCTAGATTTTGCTTCTCCACCTTCGTTATATCCCTGAACCATTCCGCCCATATTATAACCAGCAACCATTCCACCCATGTTGTAGCCAGGAACCATGCCGCCCTTATTAAATTTTATTGCTCCTGGAATTCTTCTACCTGGTGCAAATCTTCCAGCTGCTGCCAGTCCTCTTCCTATAGCTCTTGGATTAGCAATTCCTCTTATGAAACCCATAGATCTAGACAACATAGATGTATTTTTTTGAAATTCCATGTCATCTAAATGTGCCCAAACTTGTCTATTGCCAAATGCCGCACCCCTTGTTGCCCCAGAGCCATAATTGCTTGGTCTTTGTCCTGGAATATTTATTCCAGTAGGACTTGATCCTCCACGCTTATTAGCCTGAGCTTGTGTTTCTCCAGGTCTTGGTGTTCTTCTTGTATCTCTTCTTCCAGGGGTCATTCTATCTTTTTGATAAGCCAGACTGATACCTGGATACTTTGATTCTAGTGCTTTTACTTTTGAATCTATTGAACTAAATGCAATTGATCCTAGACCAGCATCTCTATATGTTCCTCCTGGATTAATTTTTGAAGCCATATCTTTTGCTACTGACTTCATAATTGCTTGTGTTTCTTTTGGAGATACTCCGTTATGCAATAAGAAGTCTTCTAGGTCTATTAATCTTCCTGGTTCTTGTAGAGCAGCAATAATGTCTGCTCCTCTTGCACCATCGCTTCCAAGTTTTCCAGCAAGTGCGTCATTTAATGATTGAGGAAGAATCATTCCCCATCTTCCAACTAAGTTAGCTTCTTTGTTGCTTCTGCTGCTATATCCAAAGGCACCGAGTATGCTATTTGATACTCCTGATGGCATATAACCATCACTTGAAGATCCTAAAGATCCTCCGCTATTTATTGCTTTAAGTAATCCTAAATTTTCTCTTGTAGATTGTGCATTTACCACAAACTCGCCTGGGGTGAGCATTGCTGGCACTACATCTGCATCAACATTTGGACCTGGAACAATGTTGCCATCATTTAGCGTATAAACATATCCACCAGAATTCATTTTTCGTGGGACTGTTGTTTCAATGTTATATCCAGCGCCTGATGTTCTTACTCCAAGTGCGCCTGCTATTTTATTTATAAAGTCTCTTGTTTTACCCTTTTTAAATAATTCTCGCATATTTGATTTACCAGAAGCATCAACTACTGGCTGATTTAATGTAGGAACCATTGTTGGGTTAATGCTTCTACCCATTGCCGAAGCCTGTGTGCTAACAGCAGATGCAATCATTCTTTCTGTCTCAAGGTTCAAGGCTATGATCTTTGCTTTCGCAGCCTCTACAGTCATTTTGCCTGCACGTAATTCTGCTACAATCATTGAGGATTCTCTTGCAGCGTTATCTGTTAGCTTAGATACAATTGGTAAAATGTCATCGAACTGCATCATAAAGTCTTTGCTTACTACTCCTGTAGCAACGATCTGCTTTTTTAGCATTTCAATTTCTGCCTTTGACTGCATTGATAGGGTAGCCATCATTGAGTGCCATCTAGCAGCTTCTCCAGCAACTACACCAGTTGAAACTCCGCCGACACTTGTTAGTCCAGGAACATTAGGCAAAGCATCGTTCATATAAATCTGTGGGTTCTGACCAATTTTCTGATTAACCATTCCAGATCCTGGAACCATGCCGAATATTGTTTGTGAAAGTCTTTCTTGTTCAGACATTCCAGCTCTTGGAACCATATGAGAACTTGCTCTAGTTCCCATTGGACCTGCTAATGGATGTTGTGGATTTACTACTCTTTGTCCCCCTGCTGCCATAACAAGGTTACCAGCCATTGTTGAAACTGCTGGATTTACAGACATTGCTCCTGATTTTGCTTTTGCTTCTAGTACTGAAAATTCATCAATAAGGTTTCCTAGAGCCTGCTTTAATACTGCGGCTGCTTTAGCATCACTATAAAAAGATTGTTCTACTAATTTACCAGCTCTTTCTGCTGCCAACATTTCTGGAGTAAGATACTTCCATCCTTCTCCGCCTTTAAAGAATGCCTTCATATGGAATACACCCTTTGCTATATATCCAAAGAAGTTAGCAAGTACACCAGTAATCATAATAAGCGGACCAGCAATAGCAGTTATTCCACCTATTAGAGCTAGAACTTGTTTAATTGGACCAGGAAGATTAGTAGCAAATTTTACAACCTTATCAATTACCTCAATGAGTACTGTGTTAATTGTTAAGAATTGCTCTCCTATTTCAGCAAGAGAGGCTTTTAAACTTTCTAAAGCTCTTCTGTATTTACCTGAAGCAGACTCTGTTACTGCAGTTAATTCTCGATCAGCTACTGATGCTAATTCGTCTGTGGACGCTTTCATTAAATCTAAAACCTGTAGAGTCTGGCTACCTTGTCTACCTAAGTTTTCAAACAAAGCATTAAGTCTTGAGAACTGAAACTTACCGAATAGCTGCTCGATAGCCTGCTGCTTCTGTAATGGATTTAATTGATCTAGAGCACCCTGGAGAGCCATTAATGTGCCAGTTAAATTACCAGCATTATTATTTACAATTCCTAGTAGGTCAATTCCTAAAGTTTTAAACTTTCCAACTGCAACATCTGTTGGGTTAATTAAAGATGCCAGTGCAGATTTTAAAGCGTTTGCTCCTTCAGAAGCATTAATTCCACCCTCTCGCATAGCTGTCATATACAGTGCTAAATCTTGTACGCTTCCGCCTAATCCTTTAACAACTGGACCAGCTTTAGGGATTGCTTCTACTAAATCGTTAAGAGTTGTTGATGTTTGGTTTTCAACTGCGTTAAGAAAGTTAATTGATTGTGCTAATTCGTCTGTATTAGATTTGAATGCAGACTGAATTGCAAGTGTCGCTTTCATAGCTTCTTGCCTATCTACTTCACCAAGTACTGCTAGTCTGGTTGTTTCTTGAATTGAGCCTAAAAGCTCATCTCCTGTTTTTCCAGTTGCCGCAATATCTGCTGCTAATCCGATAGTTTCTTTAAAGCTAACACCCATTGCTGCTGAAATTTCTTTTGCAGTTCTGGTAACATCATCTCTTACTTTGCCTAATTCTGCTGCAGAGCTTCCAGCAACATCTCCGTACACCTTAGTTAATCTTACTAACTCTTGATCTGCTTCTCTAAATGCAGTTGCCGCCGCTTTACCAAATGCTGCAAGCGGAACTGTGAGTCCTACAGTTAGCTGACGACCTGCCCACTGAGTATTCTTACCCCAGTTAATAAGTTGTCCAGCACCATCCTGAATAACTCTATTCATTATCTGAAGTTCTTGTCTAGCTATTGCAGTCTTATTCTTTACTTCATCCAGCCCTCTTGGAACTTGCACATTGAACTGCATGAGTCCTTGTGCATTTCTGCCTAGCGGTTGTAATATTGAGTTCTGAAGTGCTACTTGCTGCTTTGCTAAATCTCTTACAAGACCGCCAGATGTTCTAGCATGATCTCTAAATGTGTTAAAGTATTGATTTAACTTTAGTCTTCCACCATCTAGGTTTTTACCAAATTTTTCTACATCTGACTGAAGGCTTACAAAGTGTGTAGAGTATTGTCCAGTACTTCTTAAAGTATCAGAAAAGGATCTATTCATTACGGCAATTTGATTTGCCAACATCTTGTTAGAGTTAGCTAATTGCTCTTGTAATTTTGATAGGCTGGCAGTAACCTTATGCACATCGGCAATAAGGGCTGAGAAGTCGGCATTAGCGACTATTCGGGTACTGATTGTTTCGTCAGCCATTTATATTCAAACTACTCCCTTGAGTATCCTAGTCCTTCTCCAATTCCAAATCCAGCTTGCGCTGCAAAATTTCCTTGAAGTGAAACAACATCGTTGCTAGTAGCATTTATTCCTGCTGCTCTCAACTCTATGTCTTCGAAACTAGGGCCTCCCTTTTTATCTTCTTCATACTCTCCTATATCTACTCCCTTTAAAGATGCTTGAAACTTTTTTGCGTCATGTTCCTTTTTCTTCAAAGCCTGGATGGTAGTTATAAGTTCTGGCATTGATAAATTTTCTTCTAGTTCATCGTAATTTTTCCAATGTCCTAGTAAAAAAAGTTCTCCTTCTAAAGCGGCTAAGTCTAGTTCTGACCAGCCAGAACCGCTGCCGCTAGTAGGTTTGGGTCGTCAAGTTTAATTCCTCCGCAAACTTCAAGAATGCGATTCATAGTTGGAACATCAAGTGCATCTTCAAATGCATCTCTGTCTGCTACCAATTCTGGAAGCTGTCTTTCGAGTGCAATTGCACATGCGTCAATCAGGATGTTTAATGTTTCGTCTTCTGTCTGAGACGTACCTGTTTTTTGAATTGCTACCATAAACTTACGTAGCTCTTTAATAGATAGCGGCTTTAGCTTTGCTGTCTGCCCATTTTGTAGTTGTACTTCTTCTACATCATATACTGTTGTTGCCAATTTAATCCTCCTAGGATCTAGTCTAAATCATTATACTAAATAGAATCTCTTAATACAACCAGAAAGCCCCCAATTTCTTGGGGGCCTTGGTAATTAATTACTTAATTATACTGCCAATACACGGTCAATAATCTTACCGTATTCTTGTCCTTCATAGCCTGTCATAGCTGTTGGGAGCAAACGGAATGTTACTGGGAATGTAGTTGGGGCTGAACGAGCCAAAGTGAACTGTGACTGTTGTACAGAAAGTACACGACGTGCATAGTATACACGCTCTGTCTGTGAACCTGCTGTTGTTGGTGCTTGACCAACTGCAATAAGCTGACGCTCTGTTGGTGCAATACCAAGTGCTCCAGCTGCAAGTCCAAGAGTGTCTCTCTTTGTATTACCTGTACCTGTTGAAATAATTGTGTTGTTTTGTGAAATTGCTGTATTGTTAGTTGGATCGTCTGGCTGACCGAATACTACTAGAACGTTCTCTAGTGTACCTTCTGACATTTCAGTTGCGATCATAACTTCCATAGCAGACTTGAACAGCTTAGCTGTATCAAGAAGCTGATCTACAGTTACGTTATCAAATGTTGGATTGTAAGTAATCTGAAGACCATTGTTGGTAAATCCTACGTTTCTATAGTAGAAAGTACCAGACTCAACTGCGTTTAGAGTAGTTGTATAGGATACTCCTGTTGCAAATGCTCCTGCGTTTGTTGTGCCTGGTTCTGAGTTTTCGTATGTTGCATATCCTGCTGATGTTGAATCGATATTCGAAATAAACAATGGGGATGCACCTACGAGAATGTTTTTAGCATTACCTGTATTTTGTGCCATATTGTGTTTCCACCTCCTGGAATTCTTTGTTATTAAATTGTAAAATCAAATTTTAAATCTGGCTGGCTAGGCCTCTTCCCTCTTGGTATAATTCTAAACCATTAAGGGTAAAAAGGCAAACCTTATAGGAATCTACCTTGGCCGTCTGTAATTCTTGAGTATTTTATTTCTAGAATGACTTCAGCAGAGAAAAATCCCTGAAGCTCTTCTGAGGGGGCCGTAGGGGATATATCGGCAACCCAAATAGTATGGAATTTAAATTTATCAGAAAACCCTGACCATTTATTGATATCTCTGGCAGACTCATCCATTCTTCTAAACTCATCAGTCATATAGTTTCTAATTTCATTGATATCTGCTACTGAAGTTGAATATAGGGTAAATAAAATCTGCTCGCAGCATATTAGCCAGTTGTCCTCATATGACATTCCTATCTTGTCGTATACTATGTGCTTCTTGCCGCTTAAGAATTGGTTCATTTCTGCTGATTGTTGAACTGGAATAATTGGAACAATATTTTCATTAAGGTTGTCTGACCAATAGTCATCCTCATCAAATATGTTTCTTGTATATAATTCTTTCCATAGATACTTTCTAAGCTCTATCATTGCGTCTAGTTTGTAGTTAGCCGTCACATTGCACCTCCGAATGAAAGGGCTAGGGCTGAATCAGCCTGAGACCTAATTGTATTTGCTGAAAATGAATACTGAACCTTTTTAATACTAGACGGAACCTTTAATGCTTTAGTCATGCTTGAATTAAATATTTTTTGAAATCCTGATCTTTTAATTGATTCATTAACTAATCTTCCGCTAAAAAATCTTGAATGAGCTAATGTAAATTGATTACGTGCTGCTGATCCACCAGGTCTCTTAACTGTTACCGCAGCCCCCTTTGGCATAAATACTGTTTCTCCATCAACTTCAAATACTAGCCTGTCTGCATTTTTAGGTCTAATTACTAATGGATTTCCTTGCTCCATTACAGATGCTTTGTCTATAAACATGTGTCTTCTTCTACTGTTAGATGATGGTACTAAAGACCTAGACGGAAGAAAATCATAATTAACTCTAAATGATAAACCCTGTTCAGATATTTTATTTAACTTAAATAATCTAGCACTTTTGTTGCCTGTCTTCTTCCACTCATATACGTGGTGCAATGACTTAGGCTTGCTTCTAGCAAGTGCGTCTATATAGTTGCCAAAGTCTGTGTCTATCTGATCAAAAATAATTCTATTGAATGCACTTTGGAATTGTTTATTTGTTGTTAGCTTAGATACTACTGCCGCTTCGTAATATACATATGCTGAGATTTGAGCAACTGTGCTGTCTTTAAGTGGCCCGTTTTGATTTGCATGCATCATTCTTTCAAGTCCGCTTGCTGCCTGAACCAGTAGTACGCTATTGTCCAATTTGCTGGTTCTCCGATCTCTTCATAGATGAGTTATATGCAATAACTTTGCCAAATGGGTCGGTGACTGGAGTAGTTCCCATTACTTCAAATACGGTTGGGGTTTCTGTAGGAAAATTTATTTCATGCCAGATAACATTGCCGCTATTATCTCTAATGTTAGTTACTTTTTCTCTGGGAGTTAATCTCTCAGAAGTTCTAACCTGGATAATCTGATCGTTTAAATATTTATTTGAAAAGATCTGCTTATCGCTAGACCTAGTTGTTGCAGAGTTGCTAATAACACCTTTTGCATGGCAGGCCACAGTTTTATAATATGACCATTCTCTAACAATTGCTCCAGTGTCAGAATCTTGAGTCTCAGACTGTCTATATACATCTAAATGCATAGACAGAACTGAGTCTATCAAATCGTTCATTATATAATTTCTACCTTAGTTGTTAAGACATAGTCTGCTAATAGTTTATCTGCGTAAGCATTTCCAGTTCCAGTATGAACTTCTCCAGTATATTCAAAGTCCCAGTCAAATGTTGAAATCTTCTTTATATACTTATTTCTCCATACTGTATCTTTAGCAAAGTAGTCTTTCATTAGCTCTATAGCTGCTAATTCTACATCGTCTGGTACCTTCTCCCAACCAAATCTTCCATAAACCTTATATGGGATTCCAGATTGAAAAACTCCATTACCATAATCATTTACGCTTGAGGGAACCATTCCGTTTGCTATATAGACTGTATTGTCTAACATGCTAGCACGGTTAATTCTTATACCATATCCGCTTTCGCTAACAATTACATCGTAGTTCCAATTATTTATTTCTTCAATATTATCTAGTAGAAGGATATCTCTTGCGTAGAGATAGTATAGCTCCGCAATTCTTGAAGGTAAAGGAAGAATATCTGAGTCATGTCCATACACTACAAAGATCTCGTCTTGTAAATAAAAGTTTTGTCCTGTGTGCTGCTCTATAACCTTACGAGCATATTTTTCTGCTAGAACAAGCTCTTTATAGGATTTGTACCCTGGGTCTGAAGAGTCTGTACTAAACTCCATATCTGCAACATGATTAAAGTCTACATACGGTGTTACTACAAAAACCTCATCAGTCTTCTTTACATTTGTGCCACCTACATTATAGTTCCAATCAAGTCTCAGAGTTCTATTTCTATTGGTATACTGATAAGGAATGTTTACCACGTATGTTCCAGGATTATTTTCATCTAAGGACGATGTTAGTGTTGTAAGAAGTTGTGTGGGGCTAATAGCTGGACTAATAGCAGGATCCATTGTAACGTCGTACAAAGCAACTGTTGGCAATGCGTCTGCATTTGCAACATCACCATTCCAAAAAACTTTATGTATTATTGGGGACTGACTATTAATTAATACCTCTGCCATATTATAGGCCTAGATTAGTTGTAGTACTCCTGGACTTCCTTTGGAGTTGCTAATCTAAAGCCCTCCTCCTTATCAAAAATTTCTTGAGCGTCTTCCTTATGCATTGCTACAAATGGGTGCTCTTTTGTGAACGTATATCCCATAATATCATACCTAAAATTAGCTCTGGTCATTCTTACTAGTACTGTATCTTCTGGATGTTCCGCCTTTGGATCGAACTTAGGTAATACTTCTACTGCCATATCGTCTTCATCTTCTTCCATTTTTTCAATGGTCTTGTTATATACAGACCAGGTTACGCCTTCTTCTGCAAGGGCTGCAATAATGTCGGCTTTGTTTTTTAAGCCTTCTGTATCGACTGCAAAGTCTTCTGCAATCTTCTTTATTTCTGAAACCTTCAATGTCTCAAATGACATGTAAATCTCCTATTTCTACTCTAAACAATTATAGCATTACTAAATTAAAATGAAAAGCCCCCAAAAATTAATTTGGGGGCCTTTCCAGCTAGCAGCAATAATTAAATTATGATGCTACCTTAACGTTCTTAACAACGACCCAAGCGTCTGCTTGTTCGATCTGGACGCCAACACGAGTATACATTGTGTACTCAATTGAGTCCTTACGTGGCCAGAAGAAGCGGTAAACAGTTACATCACGCTTGATACCAATAACTACGTTATTTGGGAATGTCAAGTGGATATCTCCGTGATTACCAGTCTCTCCTGAGTAATCGCCATCCTGTGCCTCTGGAAGAAGTGGAACTTCAACAATTGGAATACCAAATGCGAATGGTGCCACATATCCTGCTGGGCCACCTAGTGGCTGTACACCTTGACCACGGATTACGCTTGAAGCGATATCTTGTGGAATTGTGTTGTTTGTTCCAATGCTGTTAGCATATAGGAAGTCTTGGATTAGGTTTGATCCTGCCAAGAAACGAAGGTCTGCACGACGTTGCTTGTACTTACGTGGAAGAGCCTTAAGAGCGCTGTTAAATACAGCACGGCTTACTGCAGCTCCACCTGCGTCTACAACGTGTCCATAGGCCTTAGCCTTCTTTACTACACCGTCAAATGACTTGTATAGTGCGTCTGATGAAAGAGCTGTATTTCCATTGAGGACTACGTCTTCAATATCGTTACCTGCCTGTGTTGCCATCATACGTGCAATGTGATCTTCTAGGTCTGGACCTTCAATGTTGTCTTCTAGAGACTCAGTTGAAAGTTCCCAATCTAGACGAAGTTTCTTTGTTGTGAGAGAGATCTTTGAGAAAGTTACAGCGCTGTTTGCGGCTGTGTCATCTCCTTCAGTTGCGAGCTTCATAAGCTTCTCGCCTACTGACATACGATCAATCTCAGTTGTGTCTGCTCTCATTCGGACAGTACGTGCGACCTTACCGATTACGGTAGCGTCGAACATGTAGTCCAGGAAGCGAGCTGATTGTTCTGCGTTTAGAAGACCGCCGTTGCCTGCTTCGCTGCCCTGATGAACACCAGTTACGTTAGAACCTGTGTCAGCAATGGAAGTGAATGTGCCTGTAGCAGTTGTACCTGCTGCGATTGTCTTCGCTAATAGTTCATTACTCATTTTATATTTTCACCTACCTTTTTTAGTTAAAAATTTCATTTACGGAACCGAGGAAAGAACCGTTCCACTTTGATTTTTTGATTGTTACTTCCTGAGACCCGCCAAGGTCCGAGGACTTCTTAATTGCAGTCTCTGATTCTACTGCATCGACACGCTTCTCTACGCCATCAATCGTGCTCTTGATATTTT